CACAGAGGCCGCTGACAGCCCCGCTGAGGGCGTCGAGGCGGCCCCCGCTACCGAGGCCCCCGCTGAGGCGGAGAAGGCCGCTGACGAGGCTGACAGCAAGCCTGAGCCCCCGAAGAAGCCCGCGCCTCGCCGTGGCCGACCCTCCAAGCAGGCCCTCGAGGCTGAGGAGAGGCTGGCTGAGACCGAGAAGCGTCTCGCCGACCTGGAGGAGCGCCTCCAGCGTGAGGCCGCCGCCCGCGAGGCTGCCGAGAAGCAGGCCGCCCTCACCGCGAAGGCCGCTGAACTCGGTGTTCCCGTTGACATCTTCACCATGGACCGCGAGGCCGACCCAGAGGCTTTCGTGAAGGCGGTCCGTGAGGCCATCGCCCCCGGTGGCGCGACCAAGACTCCGACCATCACCCTCAAGACGGGTGACAAGGCCGGTGGCGCAGACCCGTCCGGTGACTCAGCGCTGCGGGAGGCGGCCGCGAAGGGCGACAAGACCGCCCTGAACACGCTGCGTTTCGCTCAACTGAGTGCCGCAAGCACACGACTCTAACCATCTGAGAGAGGGGCTACCCTATGCCGGGTATCACCGGGCAGGCGACTACCTACAATCTGCCCAACTACGTCGGTGACCTTTTCGGGATCACGCCGACCACGACCCCGTTCCTGTCCGCCATCGGCGGCCTGACTGGTGGGCGTTCCACGGGTGCCACGTTCTTCGAGTGGCAGACCTACGACCTTCGTGACGCTGACGCGAACCGTCAGCGCCTGGAGGGTGCGGACGCCCCGGAGGCTGAGGCCCGTACGCGTGTCACCAACCGGAACGTCCTGGAGATCCACCAGGAGTCCGTCGAGGTGTCTTACACGCGTCAGGCGATCCGCAACCAGGCGAGCGTCCCGACCGGGGCGACGACCGTGACGGTCGGTAACACGGCCGTTCCTGTGGACGAGATGCAGTGGCAGATCGACAAGATGCTGACCCAGGTCGCGTTCGATGTTGAGAAGTCCTTCCTGACCGGCACCATGCAGGTCCCGACGGACAACCAGACGCCCCGCAAGACCGGTGGGCTGATCCCTGCGATCACCACGAACGTCTCCACCGTCTCCGGTGGCGGGGGCCTGACTGAGACCGCTGTCCTTGACCTGTTCCAGAAGGTCTGGGAGAACGGCGGTATCCAGATCGACGAGACCCGCACGGTGATCGTGAACGCCACCCTGAAGCGTGCGCTCACGAAGATCTTCATCACGGACAAGAACTACCGTGAGTCCACCCGCAACGTCGGTGGTGTGAACCTCACGACTTTCGAGACGGACTTCGGTTCCGCGAACATCATGCTCGACCGGTTCATGCCCGCGGATACCCTGGTGGTCGCCTCCCTCGACGAGATGGCGCCCCGTTTCCTGGAGATCCCCGGTAAGGGCCACTTCTTCCTGGAGCCGCTGGCGAAGACCGGCGCCTCCGACAAGGTTCAGCTTTACGGCGAGATCGGCCTTGAGTGGGGCATTGAGCGCCACCACGGCAAGATCACCGTCTCCTGAGCCACCCTCTAACTCCCGGGGTCCGGCCTTCTGCGCCGGGCCGGGCCCCGGGTCTAACCTCTTGATAGTGGCGCGGTGACAAGGCTAGGTGAGTATGTTCTTTCGGTCTGAGAGTCACCCGAACCTGACCATCTACCTCGGTCCCGGGGGGCACCGTGTCGACCTGGTTGATGGCGTCGGTGAGGTGACCGCCCCCAAGCACGTGAAGGCGATGCGTGACTTCATCGCCGAGCACCCGGAGTTCGGCCTGGACGAGATCGCCCCCTCGAAGGGTGCTCACGCGAAGGCTGACGAGAAGGCTTCAGGGGAGCCCGAGGAGGGGCTTCTCTGATGAGTGCGCCCACGCTGCCCGATGACTGGGCGGGATATGCCACGGTTGCTGACTTGGAGGAGCGCATGTCGCCTTCAGATCGGGCGGCGTGGGCGACGGCCACTGAGGCGGATCGTAAGCGGGCTGAGGCCCTGCTGCTGGACGCCTCACACCTGATCTACGCCACCTGCTCGGGCGCTGCCACCCAGACGGCGCGGGTGCTGAAGGCCGTCACCGTCAGGGTGGTTCAGCGGGCTCTTCGCGAGCGTATTGGGGCGACGAATGACGCCTCCTCGGTTTCGCAGACGACGGGCCCGTTCACCATGCAGATGTCGTGGGACTCCCCCGCGGGTGAACTGTTCCTGACGAAGCAGGACATCTCCGAGGTGAACGGTAAGGGCGGCACGGGTGCGTTCCAGGCGGACCTGCTGGCGAAGATGTGGGGCCTCAAGTGACGCTCCCGGCTGGGGTTGAGTGGTTCTGGCCGGAGTGGTTCACGCCGGTTCAGCGGCTTCGCCAGGTTGGTTTGAAGACGGACCCGCGCGGTGTGCCTGTGCGGGGTTCCGGGACTGTTGAGGTGACGGATCTTCCCGGTGCGCTGGTTGCCCCGCAGACGACGACTGAGGGCCCAGACGCTGGTAGGGAGGCGGGGGACGTGGCGGTGTACACGTCGGCGACCCTGTACTTCCCTTCAAGCAAGCCTGATATCCGGCCGTCGGACCGCCTCCAGTTCAATAACGCGAAGTGGTCGGTGAAGGGGGATCCGAAGGTGTATCCTCTGGGTATGTCGGTTGTTGTCGAGAAGGAGGTCCGTGAGTGGCCACTAGGGTGACTCTGAACAGCGGTCAGGTGCGTAAGTTCCTGAAGTCCCCGCAGGTGCAGGCGATGCTCGCGCACCGTGCCGCCCGTGTGCGTAACGCGACGGGTTCTCCGAACTTTGACACGGATGTTCGCGTTGGTCGGGATCGTGCGCGCGGCTACGTGTTCCCGAAGAACTACAAGGGGCGCGTTGAGCAGGCGAAGCATCACACGCTTGAGCGCGCGGTTGGGGGCCTGTCCTGATGGGGCGGCGTGTCGCACCGGATGTTCCCGGCCTGCTGATTGAGACCCTCCCGGGTATGCTCGCGGGCCTGCCTGAGGAGATCGACTCGCTCCGTGTGGTCGGGGTGAAGCCCCACGACTCGACGGATGACCCTTATGTTCTGATTCTCGATACGGGCGGCGCGGGCCGTGTCGAGGGGCTGCTCTACAGGTCCCAGGTGACGGTGGACTGTTATGGTCCGACGGCCTGGTGGGCTGGTGAGATCGCCCGCCGTGTTGATGCGGCTATCCACTCCCTGCCCAGCGCCCCGGGGCGCGTCGCGCAGGTTACCTCGCCCGCGCCGTCCGAGTTCCCGGACCTTGAGGGTGAACTGCCCCGGTACACCTGCACCTACCAGATCCTCTCTCGATAGGAGAAAACGCGTATGGCTACCACCAACGCTGACCTGGCCTTTATGGCTGGTGACGACCGGGACACTCTCTACCTCGGTCCCCGTGGCACTGACCTGTCCTCTGTCGCCGACCTGGACTCTGCGATCCCGGATGGCCTGATTGATGTCGGCTGGCTTTCGGACGACGGCCTCACCATGGACATGTCCGACAGCGTGGACGAGATCAAGGGCCACCAGGGTCACAAGACGATCCGCACCTACATGTCTGATTCGACGACTCAGTTCACTGCGGTCCTGTTCGAGGCGAAACTGGCTGTCGTCTCCCGCTACCTGGGTGCGACGAAGCAGGAGAAGGTCACGTCTGCTTCTGGTTCCGCGACCGTCCTGACTGTCCCGTCTTCCCGCAAGGTGGAGACCCTGTGCGGTGTCGCCGACATCTACGACGTGTCGACTGGTAAGCGTCGCCGCTACGTGCTGCCCCGCCTCGAACTGGGTGAGCGCGGTTCGATCGAGTACAAGGTTGGTTCGCTGACTGGTTTCGAGCACAACCTGAAGGTCCTTGACGACTACCGTCTCATCACCGATGAGACGGGTATGGCTATCGGCTGACCCTTTGTCTCCCCCACCCCGGGTGCTGTAGTTCTCCCGCCCGGGGTGGGGGCCACCAACCATTCGCTGGAGAACTGACTTGGAGAACTAACCATGGCACAGGCCAAGAACAAGAAGACCCCTAGCGCTGCGGAGATCGCTCGCCGTGAGGCCCAGTCGAAGGCCGACAAGGGTGAGGCGCAGCCGATCGACCTTGTTGTTGATGGTGTCAGCCTGACGGTTGACCCGAACGACCTTGATGACGCGGACGCCCTGTTCTCGATGCAGGACAACGACTTCCGGCCCATGCTGAACCTTCTGTTCCCGGGAATGTCCTGGGCGGAGCAGAAGGTGGTTCTGGAGCCGCTGAACGACCCGGAGACGGGCCGGCTGCGCTACTCTCGGATCATCGAGTTCGTCGGCCACGTGTTCGAGGCGGTCGGTCAGGGAAACTGATCGGCCTCCCGGAGTTCCTTGAGGAGCACTGGGAGGTTCTGGAGGCTGACTTCCAGGCCGTCTACGGTCTCGACCTCACCGGCGTGTTCACTGGCGAGTTGTCGATGCGGAGGGCTGGTGTGCTCATCCGGAATCTTCCTGACGGGTCGCTGCTCCGCCAGTACATGGGCGGGGCGGCGGCCTGGTCCCCTGTCGAGCGGGCTATCTACCTTCAGGGGAACCGGATTGAGGGTATGATTGTCATGGCGAATGGTGGGAAGAAGAACCAGGTTCCCGACATGGTTCAGCCCCCTGAGGAGGGCTGGGTTGCCAAGGCGCAGGCAAGGCAGGAGGCTATTCAGGCTCGTGCCGAAAGGTGGGTTGCGGCCCACGAGGATTAACGTGACCGGCTTGGAGGGGCGCCTTGGCTGAGGGCAACGGTTTTGAACTGGGCACCGCGTGGGTGCAGATCTCCCCGTCGATGCGTGGCCTGCGGAAGGCCATCCAGAGTGAGGTTGATGGGGTCAACGCCAATAAGGCGTCCAGTAACGTCGAGATCGGCCTGAACAACGCCTTCCGGCGTGCCGCCCGCGCTGGTATCGCCGCCCTGGGTGCCGTGTCGACGATGACGCTGGTGGCGGGTTTCGGGCAGATCACCGCTGAGGTTATCCGGTCGTCAGACGCGACGACGAAGTTCGCCCAGACCCTGGAGTTCGCCGGTAAGTCGAAGTCTGAGATTGAGGCTTTGACGAAGGCGTCGAAGGACTACGCGGACAAGACGGTCTACGGTCTCGCGGATGTCCAGAACATTACCGCCCAACTGGGCTCTAACGGTGTCGCCAACTTCCAGCAACTGGTCGAGGCGGCCGGTAACCTGAACGCGGTCGCGGGCGGTAACGCTGAGACGTTCAAGTCGGTTGGGCTGGTGCTGACCCAGACGGCCGGTTACCAGAAGTTGACGTCGGAGAACTGGAACCAGTTGGCTGACGCGATCCCTGGTGCGACGGGCCGTATCCAGCAGGCGCTTCTTGATGCTGGCGCCTACACGGGTGATTTCCGTAAGGCGATGGAGGAGTCGCAGATCTCCGCTGAGGAGTTCAATGCGGCGATCATGACCCTGGGTATGGATGAGGCCGCCCAGAAGGCTGCGACATCAACGTCGACGTTCGAGGGCGCGTGGGGTCAGTTCATGGCGTCCCTTGTGTCTGGCGGGCAGACGATCACGGATAAGGTGAAGCCTGCGATCACGGGGTTCCTCACGGACCTGGGGGCCGGGGCGGACAGGGTGTTCCAGTTCGTGAACACGACCCTGATCCCAGGTGTTGAGGGTTTGTACAACCTGTTCGCGAAGGGTGACTTCACGGGCTCCCAGAACCTGTTTGGGTTGGAGGAGGACTCTGCTGCGGTTGATTTCCTGTTCAACCTGCGGGATGCGCTGACGGAGATCTTCAACTACGTGAGGTCGGATGTGGTTCCGACGGTGAAGGACGTGTTCACGACGATCACGTCCTGGTCGGGGTGGCAGACGATCGGAACCTTCCTAAACGACACTCTGAACAACGTGGGCACGATCAAGGCGATGGTGTCTGCGTGGGTGGCGTGGAAGGTCGCGATGACCGGCTGGAACGTTGGCGTGGTCGTGGTCGCGCTGGTGAAGACGCGGATCGAGACCATCAAGAACACCATCGCGAAGGTCAAGGACCTTGCCGCGACGGTCGCCCTGAAGACCATGTACGCGGTCGACTTCGTTAAGGGCCTTGTCGCCACCACGGTTGCGCTCGCCCGCCAGACGGCCGCCTGGGTGTACCAGAACGTCATCCTGAAGGGTGCCCGTGGCGCGGTTATCGCGTTCACGGTCGCTCAGCGGGCCCTGAACCTGGCGATGACGGCGAACCCGATCGGTCTGATTGTTGCGGCTATCGGTCTTCTGGTTGCGGCTGTCGTGGTCGCCTACAAGAAGTCGGACACGTTCCGTACGATTGTCAACAACGCCTGGCAGGCGATCTGGGACAAGATCAAGGCGGTCATTGACTGGTTCAAGGTGAACGTCCTCCCGACCCTCCAGAAGGTGTGGGGTGGGGTCAGTGACGGGGCATCTAAGGCGGGTTCGACGATCAGGGACGTGTGGAATCGCATCTGGTCGGTGATCAAGACGGTCATCGACTGGTTCCAGACGAACGTCCTGCCTATCGTGTCGAACGTGTTCAACGCGATCAAGACGGTCATTGAGATCGTCGTCAAACTGGCGATCATCTACATCGCGATGTGGTGGCACAACCTGATGAGCGTGGTCACCTGGTTGTCTGACACGTTCGGGCCCGCGGTCAGTTGGGTGTGGGAGCGTGTCAAGGCCGGTGTGCAGGTTCTGTGGGAGTTCATGAAACTCGCCTGGCAGGGGATCCTTCTTGCCGTCCAGATTGTCGTGGACTGGTTCCAGACGAGCGTCCTACCCAGGTTCCAGTTCGTGTGGGCGGTCATCACCGCCGGGTTTAACGTCCTGAAGGACGCTATCGCCTTCGCATGGAACTGGATCCAAGAGCGGGCGTGGGCGGTCGTGTCCTGGTTCGTCGTCAACGTGCTGCCCACCCTCCAGACCGTCTGGGAGGGCATCAAGTCCGGGTTCAACACGATGAAGGACACCGTGACGACCGCCTGGAACACGGTCAAGAGCAGTGTGGACGCGGTGAAGACCTGGTTCACTGACACGCTCAAGCCGAAGATCGAGGACGTTGCCACCGGCATCAAGGACGCCTTCGACACCATGAAGGACCAGATCAAGACCGTCTGGGACAAGGTCAAGGAGTATGCGGCTAAGCCGATCAACTTCGTGATCGAGACCGTTTACTCTAACGGTATCAAGTCCATGGCTGACAAGATCGCCGACAACCTCGGCCTGGACATCACGCTGCCGACGATCAACAAGATCCCCGGCTACGCGACGGGTGGTGTCCTGCCGGGTTACACGCCTGGCAGGGACGTGTACCACTTCTACTCCCCGGACGGTGGGGGCGCCCTGAAACTGTCCGGTGGTGAGGCGATCATGCGCCCTGAGTGGGTGCGTGCGGTCGGTGGCGCCCCCACCGTCCGGGG